CACGGATGAGAACATCACGTTTTTGTCGAATCGCTTGCCAAGGATCTGAAGGACCTGCGGGGTCAGGCGTGTTGCCTTCAGCGACCCACTCGAGGTACTCCTGATAGTCAGTGTTAGTAGGGTCCATCGGAATCCAACAAGGATTTTCAGAGTCAATTCTGTGAATCATTGTTTCTTCCATGCCAGAAACAGGCGGGTTTACACGCTTATACCGTTTCGTGATCATAGTTCTGTCTCAACAGTGAATTGAAAAATGTTTTCTTGAATGCCAGAAGCGTTGACGTCCACAGTAACAGAGTTTGTGCTTGAGTAAATTGCAGACGCACTTTGGTTGTCACCAGCTTGTGTTCTTATTTTGTCAATATTGCCAGACCAATCATAAGTTTTTAAAGTAGGTGTGGCTCTCATCTTTACTTTTAGATAAGCAGTGTGAGCAAGTCTTCCACCTCCCTGGGCAACGGTCAGCCAAGCAGTACCAGTGCTTGTTGCACTGCCTGGAGCATCAGAATAGTTGTAAGACTTTTGAAAGTACCGCATACATCTAACAAGCTCATCGCCAAAGCTCCTGTGCTCAAACGGTGTCGCGGTGTTGCCGACCTCGAGTTGGACGCCGGTTAAATCAAATGAGGCGCTTGAAGCAGTCCACCAACCTGTACCAATACTCGATCCGAGATTATTACTAGCTTGTGTGTTCCATGTGTCATCAGTTGCACCATTATATGTTGATCCAAGATGCGGCCAGAATTTTATAGTAAGGCCAATGTTTTCATCATTATCAAACTGTAAATTTGAATTTCCAGGAATTCTTTGCTCAATTTTTGTCCATGTATTAGCGCTTAGCGCAAAATTTTTGTTGTAGGCGTAGCTAGTTCCATCGTGAGTTTGTACTCCAAACCCATAAGTTTGCGCGACGGAAGCTCTGACCCAAAAAGAAAGAGTTATAAAAGAAGAAGAGTCTGTATAGTCCCATCCGCTGTTAGCGATGTCCTGTGCCTCTGCTTTGTAACGGACTTGTAAATAACTGGTGCTTCCAGCTGATGACGCACTTGAACTAGCAGTACGGTAAAACTTTCTAAAACCTTCGTCATAAGGAGACCCTGACGTCAGTGTTTGCTGCGTATCAGTAAACGTCCCAGTGCCTCCATTTACGTCTCTGCCGAATCTGTCGATGCAATTAAAACCATTAGCGGTTCCGCTTGTGCCACGCTGCGCCACATTCATCGCACCGTTGATGATCAGGTTGCGAATACCAAGCTTGTCACCAATACTATCTCCGAGTCGCTGGGCGTCGATATCAGTTAATGCCATTATCAATTACCTCCTTAGGTTTGCTCAAGGTAGCTGACAGAAATATCAAGAGTCGATGCTGTATCGGCGCGTGCCCTAAGAACATCACTGGACTCCATGATAATCTTGGAGCCTGAAATAATTTCTAAGGAGCCGCCACCTGGTACTGGTGCGTTCCGGATCAAGTACACATCGTCACCAGTGTCAGTAACAAGATAGATATCTACATCTGCAGAAACGCCAGTTTTATTTGAAACTAAAATACTCAAAAGGACGTGTGTGGCGGATGCGCCTGCGGTCAACACATTTGTAGCAGTATTCGTGATGACTGAGGTGACAAGGTCTGCCTTTGTTTGAATTTTAAAAGTGTTTGCCATATCAGCCTAAAGCCACAATTAATGCAAGGTTTTCTGTAGAATTGATAACCCCGGTGACAGTAAGATCACCCGAAACCGTTACGTTTCCTGGGATAGCAATTGAGCCTGATGAGTCTATTGTAAGTCTAGCAACTCCACCAGTCACAAGGCTGATTTGATCAGGCCCACCGCTAATAATACCGGTGTTTGGATCAGTAGCAAATTTTAAAGCACAACTTGTTAACGATCCAGCGGATAATTGCGTGTTGGTGCCATCAGCCCTTAGTAGAGGAAACCCTCCAGCAGTGGACCCATCGTGAACTACGGTTGTATTCAGATCGGTGTTGACCGTTACTTCACCTGACGCTCCTGTAAAAGCTGATGTCTGTGAGGTTGTACCTCTACGAAATTGTACTTGGGTTGCCATAGCTCTATCCTAATGCAACTGCAATTGCGGTAGCAAAACTCTCTGTGGAAATTGTTCCACTCGAGTCAGGAACCGTCATTGTTCTGGTTTGACCAGACGTGATACCTGAGCACTCAAATGCTAATTTTTTGTTGTTGTCACTGTTGTCACTAATTCTAAAAGTATTATCTAAAAATCCGCCGCCGGGAATGGTTGATGCTGATGTAAGAAGGGTCCCGTTTTCATCCGGGAAAGTAAACGTACGAGTAGTACTGCCACTAATGGTTCCGCTGTCGAATCGAGCAATCTTGGTGTTGTCGTCTGCATCACGAATGGCCAAGCCACCTGTTTGATCATTTACGATGAGAGCAGTAGTTGTGACCGAAGCAAGTCCTGCGATTGTCGTTGCAGAACCGCCCAAAGCAATAGCTGTTGAACCGACCGTTACTGAACTGTTCGCAAGCTGGCCGTTTGGAATGGCGCTTGTGTCGAACTCACCCGTTCCACTGTTGTAAGACAGTCCGGATCCAGAAGCTACACTTAATGATCCCAAAAGAACGACGGTGCCGCCCGCGTCTGGGAATGTAATGGTTCTATCAGCTGTTGGATCAGTAACTGAAACTGTTGTCTCATGAACATTATTAGTTGAACCTTCGAAAATGATCCCTGAAGAGTTTAGAAGTATGCCATTGGCAGCATCGGCTGCACCTAGACGAATGGTGTCTGTTCCTACAAGTGACTGCGCAGTAAGACTTGTTACACCAGCAAACGTGGCTTCTGTGGCACCCAACGCGATGGAGGTTGAACCGAAAGTGATAGAGCTATTCGCCAAATTGCTGTTGGCGATAGATGAGGCTGTAGATAGAATCGTGCCTGTTTCATTAGGCAGCGTCAAAGTCCTATCTGCTGTCGGGTTAGCAGCAGTTAAGAGTGTTTCGTGATCATCAGCACTTGAACCCTCAAAGGTGATCCCAGCGGCATTCAGAAGCATGCTATTGGCAGCATCCCCAGTGCCAACTACAATGGAGCCACCTATTATGGTCGTTGAAGAAAAAGAAGTAAGACCCTGAACTATTGTGGCAGTGGTACCTAAAGTAATACTTGTGCCACCGATATTAAAAGAGCTGAAGGCCAGTTGGCTATTGGGGATAGAGCTGGTGCTGAACTCGCCGCTTGTCGAGTTGTAGGTAAGACCTGATCCTGATGCAACACTTAAATGAGCCCTTACATCCGTAGCACTTGGCCCTGTAAAAGTAATAACTCCAGTAGAAGAGTTATATGCTAGCGATCCATCACCACCTGAATCTGTAACACTAATCGCACTTCTTGCACGGGCATTTGTAAAGTACTGATTACTAGAGCCTTCACTTAGATCATCAGTATCATTGCCCGCTAAGTCAAGCTTGTCTGAGGAGGTATTTAACTCCTCAAAAAAACCTGAATTTAGGATAATTGCCTGTCTTGTTGCCATCTTTGATTTCCTAGCAGCTAACTGTTAGAAGCCAATAGCTGTTCATTCTTTTTATCTTAGCAGCAGTAAAAATGCTAGCTAAGTAGAATAGGTGGTTCAATTTGTATTGCTAAATTTGCAGTCGTAGCTGCTTCACCGACACGCACAACAAAGTGTCCATTTGTTGTTGGAGGATTCTTCGTTACGGCTCCATCGCTTGTTGCCAGGTAATACGGCTCCCCTACATCTAAACCTGAAGTCGCTAAAATACCTACGACTAAACAACGAACTTCTTGACCTGCAGTCTTCGCGGTTTGTGCAAAACCAACAACTGTTGCCTCATCTCTTGTTCCAGAGGCATTTGCCAGGCCCACCTTACCATCAGATGCTCTTGCATATAAAGCAGCCCCTTGCGTCACATCTTCGAAAGCCAATGCACCAAAACCAGCCACTGCGTAGACAGTTCTACCGGCCATGGTGGCTTTGAGGTCCAAAAGAACACCGTTAAGGCCCTCAAAATTAGGTGCGTATGGTCTGTGATCAGTTGTTCCTGACATTAGGACAAGAGAATGGGTGGTTCAATCTGAATTGAAAAATTAGAGGTTGTAGCACCTTCTCCAACCCTCGTGACATACTGACCTGCTGTGGATGGAGCGGTTGTGCTTATCTCCCCTGCTGTGGTTGATAAGAAGTAAACATCGCCAGGATCGATTGCGCTGGGATAATCCAAAAGACCAGCTACTAAAACTTTTACTGTTGCGTCTATAGCTGCATCATCATCTGCAAAACCTACGACGAGGGCCTCATCTTGACTGCCATCAGCCTGAGCTTTACCTACCTTGCCGTCAGACGATCGCATGTAAAGAGCATCGCCATCAGACACGGCTTCAAAAGTTGTCGCATCGAAACCAACACGTTCTGGTGCAAAAGTAGGAAAACCTTCTTTTAAATCAATTAAAGCCTCGACTAAGCCCCCATAATTATGATCGTACGGTTGCCTAGTCAATGTAAACCCATTGGCCGTCATGATATCGATTAAGATATCGATGGCACCGCCTATGTTTGGCTCGTACCTAGACATATACACTTACATCGTTTCACTCATTCTAAATTGTTGCATACTTTAGAATGACTTTATAGGACAAGTGTTATGTCGCCAGAGGTGATTACTGCTGTGATTACAGGAGGTATTGGTGCTTTCACCGGGCTTTCACGTGCTTTGAATAATTTTAATAAAAAAATCGAGCACCGTTTCGAAAGAATACAAGACGACATCGACGACTTGCAGGACAGAGTTACACGCGAGTATGTCTTAAAAGAAGATTTTTTACGCGAAATAGAGTCAGTTCACACCAAGCTTGATCGCATCCTTGATCATTTGCTTAAAAATTAAATCGTTACCCACGCAGCTGCTGTAGCGTCATACATCAATAAATTAGAAGCAGTGGAGTCGTAGTGCAACTGTCCGTCTACCGGGTTGGAAGGTTGTCCTGCGCTACGTGACACGACGGCTTTTGCCGTCTGAAAAGAGGTACCGTCAAAAATTTTCAATACATGTGTGCTTGCGGTGTCAAGCCAAGATTCTCCTTTGCTGTTCGAAGTAAACCCAACGCCAGAGGCATTAGGAGCTGTCGCTCCCACATGAACTGGTCCTGCCTTTATAAGGCCACTGCCACTGTCCTTGAAGAAAAGACCAGGCTCTGCTGTGTTTGTGTTAATTGCAAGCTCTCCATCACCTAAACGTGTTGGAAACGGACGGTCGCGTAAGACTGAGGACCTTCTAGAAAGAATCTGTACAGACATTTACGTATTTATGTATATCCCGGCATCAATTATTCTATCTTGGTCAGTTAACGGACTGTAGGTGCTGCCTTCAATCTGCACAACAGTTGCGGATACCTCCGTTGGTACACCACTTACATATTCCCCGCCCTCTACAAATCCCTGCTCAAACTCATCTGTATATTCACTTAAGGGTTGGTCGATAAGTCCGAACTTTGCATTTTCAATTACTTGGGGTTGTAGGTTGAAAAGTTTATTTACTAACTGTGTGAACCTGCTTGTGGTGTTAAACACCGTACCAGCTCTGTCAAGAAGGCCCTGTGCATTCCTTTTTATGTCATCCGTCAACAACATCGACGCGGCAGAGGGCCTGAAGTCAGCAACGTCTTCGGGGTTATTTCTCTGACCGACGACATTTTGCGTACCGGCCCAGCCAAAGAACTGCCTGTCAAGAACATACTTTTCAGCAGCTTCCTTTAATTTAACTACCTCTTTCTCAAAATTCTTATAGAAAGTTTCAAGACCTTTACCCACGGGTTGATCACTCGGCTCGAGGAGCCAAGTGCCTACGTACTCATGAGGCTGCAAGTTAGACACATCACAATAACCAGAAGCCGTATCACTAAAAGGATACACAATGACGAATGTGTTGGAATTTGTCACCGAAGAAACAACATAATCGCCACTCAAAGCAGAACCACTGGTGAAGGTAATTTTCACACGCTGGTTTTGCTCAAGTCCATGATCTACCGCACTGATCGTTATGTTTGGACCCGACTGCGTATAAGAAGCAGACAGAGCGATCGGTTGTCCACCCTCATCATGTATAAGTGCCCACATCGATGCATAAATGTGCTTGCACCACCGAGGTTGATAGTACATTAAATTCTGGGATGAAAACTCTGCTTTGTCCTCATACTCAGGAATCTGATAAAAATTATTGACAGTCGTATAGCCAAAGTCCTCAAAAACACCAGGATTATCCCTTGTGTCACTAAGACTGTTATCCTTACTTAAAGTCTGACCAGGACGTAAGTTCTCAACAGGTGTTACAGGAAACTTTTTCTTTGTTCTATCTTCGAATAGATTGTAACCTCTTCTCTTTGTATAGTCTTGACAACTGCATTGCCATCTCAATTCTGTAGTAAGAAAGCGGCCTACTTTAAAACCGCGATGTGCTGGGACAACAGTTGCAGTGATTCCAGACACGGTCTTTGCACCGTAGCTATCCTTTCGTTGGAAAATAATTTCTTTCGTGGTCGCGTCCGAACCTGTAACGGTGAAGCCAACATAATCGGTGTAATCGAACCCTCGAATTAGTCTATTTACCTTTGCGTTTCCCGTTGTTGTACCACTTGTTATCGTTAAGAATGTAAAGGTTGTAGATCCTGTAACGGTAATCGAATATCTACCGGATGCCACCGCACCTGTAGAGACGTCCAGAAAAACTTTGTTCCCCGTCGCAAGCCCGTGCGCTGAGCTGGTCGTGACAGTAACTGTTGAAAATGATCTTGAGTACGTAGCACTTATACCAGGATCACGTTCAATAACCCTGTCTGTAATACGTTCATCTTTTAGCAAGCCGACCTGCTCAGGTAACTCGCGTAGTTTTACTCGTGTAGTGGTCCACCTTGGGTCTGTGAATGCTGCAGACAAATAGTAAGTAACGTTGCCACTTGTGGTGGCAGACGTTGCTGCTGTCAACGTGAATGTATTTTGTGTCCTATCAGTGATCGTTAACGTTGCATCGGTCGCCCCACCTGTCGTGAAGTCCAGATAAATCTGATCACCAATGAAATAATTATGATCTGATTTAGTTACGATTATCGTTGTGCCCGCTTGGCTGTATGTGGCACTAACTGCATCAGACAAATAACGAACTTCTTCGATTGGAATCCCAATATCGTAAAAAGAAAACGCATTTGTGTCGCGCATTCCCACTAATTGTTCGCCTATCTCGTTACTTGCAGATGGATATGTAAATAAACGCGCCGGGACAAAGATTCCAGGGAATTGTTGAAAGGAAAAATAAAGCCGGTAGTCTCCACGAGCCTTTCGCTCTCTAAAAGAAGAGCCTAACGTGCTTTGCGTGATGGAATATAGCTCATAACCTCTTCTCCAACGCGACCAGAGAGAATCTTGGTTGTAAAACCTGATTTCACTACTCTCTTCGGGGTTTCTAGTGATGTCAAAGGGATTAGGAGCCGCTGCACGACGGTTTGGCCCCTGAAAAGACGTTAATTTAGTGAAATTTTTGTCTTGGTTGCGGTCAAAAGGCCCTGATGACGAGCTTTTGAACTTGTTGAGTCCAAAAGGCATGATTTTAAATCAATAGAAGCCGCCTTGTACGCCTACATAGAAGCCGTTTGTAAGTGCAGTGGCGCCACTAACAGCGGCATAGAGAGCTTGACCACGGCGCAGCATCAAACCACGCTGTTTTGGAGCGATTTGGCTATTAGCACCGTCGAAATTAGCACCAGCTTGAACGGTGGGATGATTAATGAGAGGTAAATCCTTTTTAATAGTCAAACTGTAAGCAAGATTTTCTTTGACAGCTTCAACACTGGCAACAAATAAAGGAAAAAATTGATTGGTATTACTTAGAGTTCCAACGTTAACTAGGTAGAAGCAAATATCAATAGGAAGAGACACATCAACGTTGCCAGTAATTGTGCCACTAATACTTGGAATCGCTGCGGTAAATGTCGTTGGAGTTACCGTCAGAACCGTTGCTTCTAAATCAATTGGGTCTGTGCCTGAACTGCGACTCGTGATGTCTAAAAAGGTCTTCTGTCCGACCTGAAGATTATGTCCAGCGCTGATCGTTACTGTAATTGTGGTACCGTTTGCAGAGTAAGTACCAGTCGTAGCAGTCTGTGCATCAATCTTTTCGATTGTGCGCTTGCTGTAGCGCAGAAAGATTTCGTCGATGTAAGCACCCGAAATTGAGGTGTCTGTCTGCCCAGAGTCAGCGTCAAAGATTTTTGTCGCGTTACCAACAGCAGTCGGAACCAGGCTAGTGCTAAATGCCTGGCCAGAAGCAACCGTCAGTAAAGTGGACGTCGTTGCCGGACGATCGACCATCAACGGCTGTTTATTAGAACTACTGCTTGACACTTCTTCTCAGCGGGTTTCTTTAAATGTATTATAGCGGTATCAGATCAATCTTCTTTTTTGTCCTTCTTTTCCATGCGTGATCTTGCTTTCTTCAAAGCATCCTTACGCTTCTCTTTGTCTGTCATTTTTTCTTCACCCTTACCGTCTTTCTCTTCCTTCTTTTTTTTGAAATGAGCAAGAAGCTCGGGTGGCATTTTGTGTTTTGACATAATTAAGAACCGAAACTTTGGCCCCCGCCTTCAGATAAATATTTAGAGCGAGATAATTTTGAAGGCGAACCGCTGGAGTACTTAGAACCTACCTGTTCCTCTAGACCTGAAGGGGATTCAGCACTGAAAGCACTTCCTGCCATGCGCTCTACTTTGCTTGAAGAGTCGCCCATGACGTCGGTGGGCATAGGCAATCCACCAAGTTGATCTTTAGCTTGTCCCATTATCTTGTCATGAGATCTAGGTTTGATGGATCGCCACGTAAGCCTTGGCGTAGTATTGATCCTGTTGCGTAAGGCACAGGCTGTTCCCCTGGCTCTAATAAGTTTAGCGGCAACACATCTCCTGCCATTCTTGGTCGCTGCGCTCTCCCGAACATGCTTGGACCTTGTGGCTCCGAAGGCACGTCATCTCGACGCAATCCAAACATGTAGCCTAATCTGGTTGTCGGCTTCACCATGTTGCCTGCACCGGTTGTTTGTTAACGACGACACCTGGCATGGAATCAGCATATGAGCGAGTGACCTCTCTCATGTAGGCAGGATTATTTAACTGATAACGCGGATCATTTTCGCCTGTGTATGAAACGACTAGATCGCATGGCGTGTGCTTTTCTGATCGTTTCATGTTGAACGGATCACTGAACCCTGCTGTCAGAAGCTGATAATCGTTGTACATGTTCCTGTACGTCACAGGAAACGATTGGCTATAACCAGGTATCGCCGCAAATCGCATCATTCCATCAACTCAGGAGCTTTGAAGGCACCCTGCAGTAGGCCTAACACATCGAAAGATTTGGGGGCAGCTGGTGGTGCAAGAGCACGGGTAGCTCCTAAACCACCGCCGATATAGCTTTTTAAAAACTCCGCATTATTTTTTACGGTTGGTTTATCAGTAGGTTTGTCATCCACCGGAGGAGGTGCAGTCGGCTGTGGCATAGAAGAGGAAACCCCTGCTGCTTGCTGAGCTCCAGGTAGATACTGCTTGTACGCCCCAGACTTATAGACTGACCAAGCCCCTAGGCCTTGCGAATCAAGAATTGCTTTTGCTGCCCGTACATTAGTTTTAGGATCATATAACTCCTCGTTAGCTCTAAGACCTAAATTCTTGCGGCGCTCAGCACCGAGCATGTAGCCCGGTTCATCAATCATATTAATTTGATAGAGACCAAATGAATAATCACCTGTGCTCCTATCGGGGTTCAATGCTCTCGGATCCAGGCCGGATTCAGCTTGGCTGATTGCGACCATAGTAGGAATCAGATCCTCTTTGACTCCTTCCTGTCTTAGAAGCCCCGCAAGTTGAGCTTGAGATACCTGTCTTGCCATATTATCTGTGGTTGGTTTCGAGTAAGAGGCGGGTGCCGACAGCAACATCAGCAGGACCAGGAAGAGCCTGGATAAATTCAGCACCTTCCCTGTTGAACCTGTAACGAGCTTGCTCAGGATTTCTGTAATTAGGTACATATAAGTGCAACGCTAAACGATCAGTCTCATACATATAAATCTGCGTCCACGTTTTCAATGTCTCCTTGAAATCCGTGGTTGCGATAGTACGATCAACGTCGCCAGCAATTGACTCAACTCGCCCACGTGGAACGGTTGAGTTATTCATAGTGCCAGTCATGTCGGTGCGTTTTTCAGCCTCATCGCACCGCTCAACCTGTTCAAC